GTTTTCCATCCTTGAGCAGTGAAATTTTCTATTGTTGAAAACAACCTTGGAATTTTATCATCAGCAAAATCAGGGTCATTAGGAGCCCCCGGATAAAATATTGCTCCAGAACCTAGTCCTGTTTCAATAAAATTCACAACGCTACTTTTTGAATCCAACCTTGCAAAAACAACACCGTTTGATGCGTTGTAATTTTCAGGCAAAATCAAATCAATTGAAGTAATCTCGTTTTCTGTTTTCAAGCAAACAAACCACGGGTATTGGTCTTTTGGTAAATTTGAAAAATAAACATTTGGAACTAAATCATCAAAAAACGCAATAAAATCAAAATTTTTATAATGCGTTAAAATTAACTGATTATTGATTATTTCTACATAATTTTTATATTTATAGCTGTTGTTAATTGCAGAAAAATTTGGTAATAATGGAATTAAAGTTTGATTATCTATAATTTGACTGGCAGCGCTTGGTAACCTTAAAACAAATTGATCAACTATTGCAATTTTTGAACGCAATTGATTGGAGCAATTTAATTCTCGTTCCGTAAATTGATGTAATCCAAGCCCGTTTTTTGAATCAAATTTTGACTTTCCGGTGTTCGTTACTGTTCCATCTTCATAAAAAGGATCGTGATAACTATATTCAACGATAAATTCAAAATCTTTAAGTTGCCGCCTGTTTAAGCAATTTTGCGCACTCATTTTACGGCGGCGTTGGCGCAACAAAGACTAAGTCGCAAACACTAGGTACTGGCGTTGCGCATAAGTTCTGAATTAACTGCGCCTGATTTTCTGGGTCAGTCGTGTCCGTCGAAATGTACGCAATAGGATAATATGCTGTCGTCTCGGTGTTTGCGGGAATAGTTGCGTGCACCTCAAAAAGCACAGTGTCCACGTCCACTTTGTCGGTGACAAACGTCACAACAGTTACCACCCAGCCGTCCGTCCACTCCATTATTAGCGGAGGCAAGTCGCCGGGAAACATACCCGTTGGAATTTTCCCGCCAATAAATCCAAATTGAATTTTGAATTTCCATTGGCTTTGCGACGTATTCGCGGTTGTGACTTTGAATGGGCAGACTGCGGTTGCGCCGCCGCCACCTGTCGCCGACGAAATTGACAAACTCCAACCGCTTGGCGATTGATTGAGCCTGTAACCCACGCCGCTGTTGGGTTTTAGGCGTGCAATTTCGTTGCGTAGTGCTTCGAGTTCCGCCCAGCCTACAGGACGCCCCCGCTGAAATGGTGTTGAAACAATTGGGCCAGCCATACAATTAATCTATCACTCCGTAGAGGAAATTGTCCCACTTACCAGCGGCACTGTCACCAGTTTTGCCCTGTCCGTCTGAGCCCATCCACTCGTAAGTATTGCGCCATTTAGTCCCCTCCTGATTGCCTTTTGCGCCGCTCAAAATAAAATCGCGCCCGCCAACGGTGGTATCTGAAATGCCGGGAATTGCAGACCAACCACCATCAATTTGTCCGACTTTAGATTGATCAGGCGGGCCTTCTTCTAAAGCAGTGTTGCGGAGCGTGATGCGCGGCGCAAGGTAGGACTCAATGCCAGCCCGCCACCGCGGCCAAAATGAAGCCGCAAATACCGTATCTTGCTCAGTTTCCGGCCTCCAATCGGCTGGATCAAATTTGCCGTTGATTCCGTTTTTACGCCACTCGGCCCAGTTGTTTTTTAATTTGTCAGGAAACCCAGCAAACTTTGCGTGCGTCTCGAGCGGCTCCGTGGTCAGCGAGCTATCCACGCTACCTTGGTATTCCGGCGTTGACTGATCGCCGCCTGCAAATTCTTCGACCAGTGTATAAACGCCGTCTGCGTGCGTCAGCCGCCACGAGCGCGCATCCTGCGACGGTGTCATCTCCTCAAACGCCTCTTGCGTTATGGTATGCGTGAGAATCTTTTGAACGTCCATTGAGGACTCTCTGCGGACTACTGTTTGAGACATAATAGGTTAGGCTAAAGCTCCGTAAGGGGTAACTCCCATATCGCGGGTTGTCAGCGCAGTTGCAATTATTTGCAAATGCTGATTTGAGCGTTTTTGCTCGTCGAGTTGCTGGCGAGGGATGTCCATGCCGCCACCGCCGAACACATTACCGCCACCGCCAATTTTGCCAAGCGAGGTTGTAATTGCGCCCGCTTCTGCGCGGGATTTAGCGGGCATAGTCGCAAAATCAATGCCGGTATCTAACGGCTTAGGCTCGTATTTTTTGAGCATTTCGGCTTTTACCTGCGCAACTCGTTCCGCATTGCTTGGTAGCATTGGCCCAATAAAGCCTTCGCCTATTGGTGTCGCAACTTCTGGAGCTGCTGCAACTTGGTTTCTAAATTCAGCCGCACCAATCCCGCCACCAATGCCACCTTGCCCCATAAAAGCTGCGCCCGTTGCGTTTTTTGTCGTTGGTCCGCTCGGTGTAATTTTTGCAACAAGGTCGCTCGCCTTTTTAAGCATTTCCTGCACAGACGCAACGCCATCCTTTAGCATGACCACTGCTTGCGCTATGGCATCGCCAAACGATTGCCCAACCGCCGTGAGATCAATCTTTTGAATTTCTTCAACCGCAACCATTAATTGAGGAATGACGCTTGCGGCCATGCCAACAAAAAACGGAGTAAATGCCACAGCTAGTTTTCCAATCTGCGCTTGAAACATTGCAAACATGGGCGCGTAATCCTGCATCATTTGCGCCGACGGTGAAACGGCTTTTTCGGCCTTCTCAATCGCAGAGCCCGCAATAATTGGAGCGCCTCGCCCAAGCAATGCACGCTTGGCAATCAGTTTATCTGTGGACGATGTTAGCCCTTCAATGCCCGAGGAAACCATTTTGTAAGCTTCATATTGAGTTTTGCCTTTGAAACTGTCTGCGTTGAGCCCAATCATCGCAAACGCCTGCGAAGCCTTACTTGCCGGGTCGCTAAGTTCGCCGAGCGCGGACGCGAGTTTCTGCATTGTGGCGGGAACCGCTTCCGAGGATGCGCCCGCTTTAGTAAATGCTTTTTCCAGAGCCATCAACTCAACTAGGGTGATGCCGGATTGCGTCGCAAGATTTGTCATTTCCTTGGTCTTGCTCATTGCTGACCACATGCCCATTGCCGCTACGCCAACAACCGCAGCCCCAGCGGCCACGCCGCCCATGACTGGCCCAAGCGATGACATTGCAGCGCTTGTGCCGCCGATTGCGCCCATAATATTTCCGCTTGCTAGGCTTTGTCCGACATTTGAAAATGCCCCCTTGATGCCTTCAAAGCGCGTTTGCAAGCCGCTAAAAAGTGACGGTTGAGAAACTTCAGCAGCAGTCTTTTTAACCTTTTGCCCAAGTTTATCCATCTCCGCAATCAGCGGTTGGACGTTGCCTGAAAAGACTGCTTCAAATGCCATAAAATTAGCTCCAGTTTACGTCGTCGCGATTAACTACGCCCGCAGCAATTCCTGCAATAATGCTCGCCCGCATTTTGGTTGCTTGGTTATTCATGGAACTGATAATTGCTCGATTGATTCGCTCTTGAATCGCCGACGAATTAGAATGCAATGCGCGGTTGGTTGCTGCAAATTTAAATTTGCCATTTTGCTCGTAAATGCCTACCTTGCCACCATTTTTGGATGCCCAACGTCCCATCCAATCTGGATATTTAATGCCGAAATAATTACAAGCAGCAACCCAGCCGCCTGCGGTTACCCCAATTTTTAAAAATAACTTTTCAAGAATTGGTTTTCTCTGGTCGGCCCAAATTCGGCGTTTTGGCCCTCCAACAAAATGCTTCTTACCGTCAATGTTGGCATTATACCACCGCACCGCATCATCAACGGATTGCGTTAATAAATAAGGAAATTGCACTTTTGCTTTTGCAATAAATTTGGGATCCAATCGAAGCCTTGGATTGTGCCCAAAAAATGCCTTTCCGACGTTAACCGTGATAGAATTGCGAACCTTGGAATACCCTTTGGCGTAAGACGTTTGATCCATTGGAGGCGTGATTGCAATCACGTCTTTCATGATCATTTTGCCTTGCTCTTTAAGCTTTTCCCCCATTGTCTTTTTGGAAATTGCAACGCTATTTGCAATCCATCGGTTAAAACGCTCGCTTGCTTTATCGAGTTGCATTTCAATTCTCATAATCGTCCTCCTCACTAATACGGACGGCGGCAAGTAATTCCTCCACGCTAGCCCGCTGCTCTGGATCTGCGTGCGTTTCTTTGGTTGTCCAGGCACCTTGCCCCCAGACCGCCGCGTGCCAGTATTTTAAGGCTTTGCTCATGGGTATTCGTCGCAAAATGAAATCTTCAGACCATCCAGTTTCGCGGGCCAGAGTTAGGACGAAAGATTCCGCCCACCCCGGCCCTACTAGTTTTTTGGCGCTTTAGGGTCGGCCTCGTCAGATTTGGAAATGATTGTCACTTGCGCGTCAGCCTGTGCCGATTTCTGGGCGGTTACCCATGCGCCCGCATCTTCCAGCAACCGGAACGGAAACACCCGCACAAACGCCCTTATAAGCGCCTCAGCGGTGCCATCTCCGATTGTCTGCTCAACGTCTTCGGTCGGTTGCGACGCTAGCCATATCATTGCGACGATTGTTTCGAGGTTGGAAAACCCAGCGGACTCCAGCGCCGCCATGCTGATGCAGTCCTGCGCGGTAAGGTCGCGCAACGTCAACGGCCCCAGCGTCGTGGTGGATGTGATAAATGGGTTTTTCATACAAGTTTTGCAGCGTCCTGTTTAAGCCATTCGGGCGAGTGATCGTACACAACCGCCGTTGTCAGCCCCTTGCGCAGCCGCACGCCCGTAGCCATCTCGTGCGCCTGCCGCTTCATGTCGCGAGAGTTGTCGCGAAATGCTCGCATGATTGCCACAGGATGCCATTCGTTAGCCTGGCACCATTCAAGCGAGTTCCAAGCTTTTTTAAATTCTTCAAACGTCATTGCGCCCGACGGAAATGCAAGCGGTTCTGTGCCGTCATAAACCCATGTTGCGTATGGTTTGCCCGCCTCCATTACTTTTTCAAGCTGCGGAGTGCCAAACGCGCCGCCAAGCGAATGCCAAGCTGCCGCCATGTCCGTGTTAGGCGAACGCCTAACGTCGTCGTTATCTACCACCACGTGGTATGTGTGTCCTTGTGTTATCATGCTAATTGGTAAGCTACCCCGCTGTAATTCCAGCCGGGAAAATCTGTGTTTTTGGTCGTCTGCCTCGCGGTTTCTATAAACGCCGTCCCGTTGACTCCAAATGGCGGTTGACTGGTTAGCCCGGTTAAAAACGGCACCGTGTTGCCGCGTCCCGAAACCGAAAACCGTTGCGTGACATAGAGCGTTCGTGCTTTTGCAAAATTGCCGTCTTCGTCGATGATCTGCTTAATCTCAGCAACGTGCTCAACCTCAGCGGCCTCAGCAACGCCTCCGTAACTGCTTGCAATGGTGACGCCAAAGATCATTGCAGAAGCGTAAAAGTTGCCGACGACAGGCTGAAATCGTCGTTAGTCTGGCTGATTTTAGCCCCCGTACATTGCTGGCCCGACCAAGTGCCAGTTGGCACGGTCAAAAGCGCAACGTCGCCTTTGGCCTGCACTTGTGTGACCGTTTTGGTTCGAGGCTTTGGCAAAATTGCAGCAACCGCGCCGTCTTCGTTTTTGATGACGTTCAATTCTTGAGTGACTTCAAACGATGACTCTTGCAAATAACCAGCCGGAACCGTTGCGCTAAATGGCGACGCTCCAAAGTTGATGCTCATAATTGTTTGCGCTGTGCGCGGTTAGGTTGCGTACTGATAAGAAACGCCCGACGCTTCCCAGCCGATAAAATCATCGTTTTTGGAATTGCGTTTTGCCGATGTAACAAACGCTTTGCCGGTTACTGCGCTGATTCCAAGATTGCCTACCCCGACGCTGAAAGGGTTTGTGCCTTTGCCTCGTGCCGAAAAATCAAAAGATCCATCGTAAATGTGCGTCTGAAATTGAGTCCCGTCGCTACCCACAAGCCGTTTAAATTCGGACTTGTGCTCGACGTCGACGGACTCAACAACAATCCCAGACGATGAAACTAAAGTGACGCCAAAAGTAGCCATAAAATGTTATTCGTGAAGAGTGTACGTTGCTTCGGACGTTGAAAAGTCGTCGTTGGTTTGGCTCATTTTTGAGCTTGTGACCGTTGCTGCATTAAAATCCCCAGACGTTGGCACCGTTAAAAATACTGCGTCAGATTTGGTCTTTACGGTCGTAATGGTTTGTGAGCGTGGTTTTGCCTGAGCCACAAGCGTTTTGCCAAGTTCGTCACGGATTGTGGCAATTTCAATTGTCTTATCTTCGGACGACTCTTGCAGGTAGCCGGATGGTTTTGTTACGCCGAACGTGTCGGCTCCAAATGTGATGCTCATAAATTTTTAGAGAGGTGAGAATCCAACTATGTACTGCAATGGAGTTTGCCAGTGTCGCTCGGCGTGCGCGGAATCGTCTGATATTGCCACGATCCCGGCGAGCTGCACAACGGTTGACGTGATTGAAATGGTGCGCATGAACGTATCCACAGCCGCCACAAACGCAATGTGAGCCGCTGGCGTTGTGTCGTCGGCCTGCGAAACTGCAATGACGGTTAACTGCCCGCGGCCGAGCGGCGAGCCCACAACAGAGTCCGAGCGAAGCTGCAACAAAATGGCTGGCGAGGTCACGCGCTCATTTTCCTGCGGTTCGCCAACGTAAACGTCGGGAAACTCGACCTTAAGCGCGTCTGCAATAGCTGCCGCTAAAATGCCACCAATCATCGGGACACGTCCTCCAGATAAATGCTCCACGCGGTCGGATGATCTGCGGTCCGCACAATGCGACGCTCAACGCCACGGATGGTTAGTCGGTCGCCTTTCTGCGGTGTTGGAAAGCCACGTTTTTGCATGTAGATTTCGCAACTGATATGCGTTTCAAACCCGCCAAAATTAAGGACTTCCGACGTGTTGGTTTCGTTGATCACGCCCTTGTAAGTCTGTCCAAGATAGTCAAATTCCTCGCCCATAAAGTCTAAGGACTGAGCGAGTGCATTTTCTGCGGTATCAAACCACATTCCCATTAGTCGCGTTTCCGTTTTGGCGTAAGTGCCACTGGCTGCGGCTTGTTGCGTTTTTCGCGGTCCGGCTCGGCTAGAACAAATAACCGAATCAATCCGGCGTCGTCGCATGCCTTGTAAAGCTCCACTGCCTCCCCGTAATTGTCGGAGGTCAGGATGATTTCGTTGTCGCGGGTGACGATTGTCAATTTTGCGCTCATAATTGGATAATTCAAAGGGGCGGAGGCGATTAAACCCCCGCCCCGGTTAAGTTTACTGGGAAACGATACGCACGCCCATTTCAGAGCGGCCCTTCTGGATCCCGTAAAGGATACCAAAGCTGTAAACCAATTCCGCAGTGTTCACGTCGTAAAAACGGCGCATCTGCACGGGCAGGTTAATGCCGGGAACCACAACGTCAGCAATCTCAGCGCCCATCTGTACCGCGCCGTCGGCGTTGACCGAGCGGCCAGCCATCAAAAGCGCCGACTTGTGGAACGCAAACCCAGCAAGGTATTCGCCGTTTGCGTCTGCAAGCGTCGATTCATAAACGTCAAATCCAGCAACGCGAGGAATGAAGCCTTCAGCTTTCTGCGCAATGAAGCCGGGGAACTCAGCCGTATTAAGCGACTTAAGCAGGCTAGCAAAATACGCGGGCGAAAGAACCACCGCGCGGCCCTGTTGAGGGGCGCCAGCAAGGTTAAGCTGCGCACGAAGGTCAGCGAGGTCGTTGCGGTCGAAGTTTGCGGCGGTCGAAGTCAGCGGAGTCGAGGTGAAGTTTGATGCGGTGATCAGATTCCACAACGCGCCAAATACGCTTTCCCCAACGGCTTGCATTGCTGGCTGCACAAACAAATCGTTGAGGTTGATCGAGGACTTGGATCTTTCTAGGTCGGTGAAGCCAAAGACAAACCCGGGGTAACTATCGAGCGTTATGGTTTTTGCAGTTGTCTGAACGCCAGTGCGGGAGAACCCAGAGGTCAAATCCTGCGCTGTGACGTTTACGGGATAGCGGGTTGTGATGCTTGCGCCACGATCAGCGATCTCGGAAGAGAAGTCGTAGGTGATGCCGTTGAGCGGAGCAAACAGAACTTGAAGTGCAGGAAGCGACTCCTGAGCGATTTGGGCGAGATTTACGCCTGCGATTGTGTTGGACATATAGTGTTAGTTTAGAGTGGTTTAGCTGCGGAGGGTGTCACGATGCTTCGTGTAAAATTCATTGCGTGCTCCAACTGGGAGCGCGTTATATTCCGACCAAAGTTCCGTTTTGGTTTTGGGCACCGAATCAGCGGCGACGATGGCAACTGGATCAACGCCAAGATTTGCGACAATTGCGTTTGCCTTAGCAGCGGCGTCGAGTTCGGCAGCGGCCATAGTTGCGAGCGTTGCGGTGTGCTCGGCGGTAAGCGATTGGAACGCCAACACTGCTGCGCTTAGGTCGGCCTGCGTTGCAGAAAGTGCGGCTAAAGTCGCCGTGTGTTCGGCGGTGAGGGTCTCAACTGCCTGCGCGTCAGCACGGGTGGCGGTCAGCGCCTCAAGCGCCTCGGCGAGGGTATTAGGAAGCTCCATATACCAATGGCCACGATGTAAAGCAAAACGCCGCGCGAGCGTGGAACTCGGGCGGCGGTTAAGATGAAATGAAGGACATCAACGCTAACCCACAAGCGCCAACAGTCGCGCGTACGCTAACTCCTCGGTGGCAACCTTGTCAATCAATTTGTTTGACAGTGCCCGACTTGCGAGAAACGCCTGCCCGCGCATTGCCTCGGCGGGCACGTTGCGGTTGCGTAACACGTTGGAACGGAAGAGGTCAAAGTTGTCTTGGACGTATTCGGTCAGCGACGCACGTTGAGCAGCCGTAAGCTCCGGCCCCATCATGGCGCCTTTTAGATCGCCCTCGGCGTTGGTTATTGGATCCCATTCCATGCCCTCCTCAGCCCACATCGCGGACGTTGAAATCCACGGAATGATTGCGCCAATGCTGCCCACGGTTGCGCTTGGTGACGCCCAGATTTCGCGGCAACTTACGGCGATGTTGTACGCCGCAGAGCACGCCAGCCCATCAGTGTAGGCAAGTGTTGGGATCTGGCGCGAGATTACTTGCAGCGCGTCGGCCACTTCAGAATTACCATTGCAAGCGCCGCCGGGAGAATCAATCTCAAGCCAAATTCCACGGCAGCGTGCCTCCATAGCGGCTTCGAGTTCGTCCTCGATGTCTTCATAATCGGTTGCGCCACAGCATTTTTCAATGGGGGAAATATCTCGTGCCAGCGTGCCGCAAATCTCGATGTGCGCAATTCCGTTAGAGTCAATGGTCATCTCCTCGCGAGGATTTACCATCATGCTCATGTCTGGCATCTCGTTGTAATCGCCGTTGATACGCGGACGCAAAATGCGGTCGATGGCTGCAAATCCCGCAGGGGAAATAAACCACGGCTCGCCGTAGACTTTGGAAATAATGCGGGAAAAGCTCATGGCGTTGTAGGTGGTAGCATGTCAGGCGGTTGCCCGTTAGGTGTGAGGATCCCGAAAACACTTCGTGGCAGATTACTGCGCTCCATGCGTGCGCGGATATTAAGCTCGTCTTGCTCGATAGCGTCAAGATGCTCGTCAATCGTCAGCCCCCCCTCGCCTAGGATTTCGCTCATCGAACGCATGCCCGCACGGTAGCCTTCAATAGCGTCGCGCGAGGCGTAGCCGCTGTCAGCGGTTAAGCGCGGAGGCGATGTAAAACGGAACTGGTATGCGCCTCCCTTGTCTTTGTCAGCACCTTTGTAAGCTGGGAGCAGGCCCAGTTCGACAGCGCGAGCCACTGCAAAAGCACACCGACGTTTGCACGCTTGCGAGAGGTATTGATGGCGGTCAGAAGTAACGCGGTTGACTTGCTCCAACACAATTCGAGCGTTAGCCCCGCCCATTTTGTCCAGTCCCCAGACGTACTCGACGGGCCAACCCATCGCAAGGCACGCATGTTTTATAAGGCGCTCCTGCAAGCGGTCTTGCGCTTCGGACGGGATTTCGGATTTAAGCTGCGTTACATTTTCGCCGGGTTGAAAATACTGGATCGTACCGCCTTGCATTTGTTCCATTCGGATGCCGGTCGGATTAATTGCGGCCTGTTCGGAAAGCGCATACGCTGGGTCGCTAACGTCGGCGATGCCCGTCTGGTTGGTAACGACTAGACCGATCTTAGCAGCCATCTGCGACGCAACGCGAATGTCGTTTCCGAGCGTCGCTAAACAGCGAAGGTCTAAGATGGCTGGCGCTAGAGCCGAGATGCCGCGAGCCTGCCCCACTTCGCGTGGATCACGGGTTAATTGTGCGGCTGTTGAGGGAATGTCGCGATCATCCGCAGGAGTCTTGCCAAGCACGCGGTAGGCTACAGCCCGACCGAGACGCGAGAGGATGACGCCATTGACCATTTCAAGCCCAGCGTATGGGCCTTCAGTCAGCGGCCCCGTCATTAGATCCCGCACCCCCATCTGATGCCACGGGACTTGTTGCAACTGTGGAAAGCCCGTAGCGGTCGTGGTTAGGATCGTCAGCATGTCGCCGTCACGATCAATGCCGACGCTCTCAAGAAATAATCCATCCCACCACGAAGAGCCGTCAACGTAACAAATCTGCATCCAGTCGTTTAGCCACGCCTCGGCGAGTTTGCCCCATGCTTTATCTTCGCCCGTAAAAATAGGACGCATTGCCTTTCCAATAGTCAAAAACGCACGTTGATCGATAGCCCCGTTGACCACGCCGACGTTCCAGTAAAGTTTTCGCGCTGCGCTAGTTAGCGTTCGCCACTCGCCAACGGGTAACTCTTGATTGATCCCTTGCGTGTGATTTTGTTGAAACGGTTGCAGGCCCCACGCCCCGCCTTCCACAAGTCGCTGGCGTCGATATACATCGTACTCCGAGCGCACGCTTGGCGCGGTCGGTTTGAAAAGTGTTTTGAGTTGTTGTAGGAAACTCATACAAATCGGGCGGTTGTCCGCGTTACAGGTGCGCAGATCCCGCGCTCCTTGTGTTCGATGGCGGTCTGCGCGTACATCTGGATATCGAGTGCGCTCAGTATCGTCCCAATCCCAAACGTAAACGAAGAGCCGTTGACCGTGGAGCCAATTAGAACGCCTTGCCCGCCAACGCTTAAATCAAAGCGCCCATCCCGCAACTCGTAAAGCTCCTCGGTAGACCGGGAGAGAAAGACTTTGAGAATGATGCGAAAAACAGCCGTCACAATAATAAGCCCAGCGTAAAGCAAAAGGGGCGCGGGCCAATGACCTCCCGCGCCCCCAAACAAAAACAACCCAGCCCAGAGACTACTCGGTTGC